ACATCATCGTCTACTGCGACAGCACCGTGGGGGCTAATACCCCCGATGGTGTTACTGATCGGAGCGACACGCCAAGCTGACAAGGTTGTACTTGAGGTATCTATAGCATATATCCCAAAGGGGTATTTCCACAATATCAAGAGGCCCTTGAAAGAAATCCCTCCGACGATCTTCTCACCGACGCCGGAATACACAGCAACGGAGCCAGCATCCCCGCCGGTGAAGTCCTCATGATCAGTGTCTTGAGAATAATACGCCCGGTGAGGATCATTAACGTTGCCCCATCCCCACATACGTCCTTCGTGAACAATACCTCCGGTGGGCTGATTAGCTCCAGACCAATCTGTCGGGGGTGTCGACAACGCAGCGGTTGTGGCTCCATCCGCTGCGAGGACCTGGACAGCGTTTACGCCGGTAAAGCAGAAGAGTTTCCTATCTACCGCGGCGGCTTCCTTGCCACCTTCCACGAATAGTGCGTTGGCGGGGGTTAATCCACTGGCGAGGGTAACAGTAAAGTCACCGCCGCCAGTATCTTTGTGCAGCTTCCCATCGCTGGCAAACACAATCATCCGCTGCGTGGCAGTCGTAGGCCACCAGTCATGACCCCCTTTTATCGTAGGAGTGCCCGTTATCGCAGATGAGTTATACTTGCTTGTACCACCCTCCTTCTGGAGAGTACCATTCTCGTACGTTAGGTTTTCTGCAACAAGCAGCTGGGAGGGCCTAACCTTGGATTGGTTAGCCGAGCCGGTTAGACCCTCCGTTCCCAGGGCGAGCTCTGCTATCAGACCTTGAAATGCCATAACTCATAACGTGATGATCAGACCGCTTTCAGTCCTAAGCGGCCCTCTCATCCGTCCTAGATCTCCTTGTCGTGGAGTGATTTTGCCAAAGTTACCTCCGCCCATCCTAACCAGGTGGCGACGGTTCTCCTTCGCCATTGCGACAATACCGCTCTTTGCGAGAGCAAGGGCATCCCCTGCCCGACTGTCATCTTTGTCGACCAAGAGGAAAGCAAGTCCCCAGTCGGCGAGTATCTTCCGATATTGGCGGGGAACAAGTGGAGCGGCGCTGTCATCTGCGAGGTCTGACGGCTCCGCGGCGTATTCATAGTCCACCTTGATGAGGTCCGTACTCTCAGTGCCTCCCGAGTGGGAGAACCTCACCGCTTGTTGTGTAAGCATAGCGAATTCGGCAGGAACCCCGGAGCCGACCTCATTCAAAGGCCACTTTCTCCGAAGTTCTGAAAGTTCGATATGCTCGATATCTTTTCTACCGTCCTGATATGCGAACATCGGAGCGGAGAGATAAAGGACATCGCTTGCGAGGGTGTAATCCAGCTGGACGACCTTATATGACGCTGTGCCATCGGTCGGACCGGTGTAGACACTCTCCAAAGTGGCGCCTGTCTCCGTGGCCGTGTGCGCGGAAATAATAAAGACGTCAGGATGATCGTCGATCTTGACGTGCCGTCCCGCGACGGAGGGGGTCGGCCCAGATGAGAAGGTAATCGAAGCGCTGTTGTTCGTAACACTGACGGTGCCGGTCGTGATCTTGGGATTAAGGGTAAGAACACCCTGATCGTCTTTCCGAAGCCACCACCATACCTCTTGTACGTTTGGGTCCAGCTCCGAGCCGCCTGACCAAATACCTTGATATGCCCGGTTAAGATATGTGAGAGCCTTGGCGTCGTAGTCAGACGTACCATCGGTCTTCTCTCCACCCCGCCAGAGAATATCTTCAACGAGATCAGCTGATGTAGTGTACTGCGCCATCAGGCGGTACTCCAAAATATACGGGCGGCGAGTTCCCGGACGTCCATCGTCCCGATCATCATGCGCTCATGCTCAAGACCAACGGCAGCCCACGTTCGAGGCTCCCACTCGTGGAGACGCCACATATCGCGTAGGCGAGCGCGACGTCGGAAGGCCCGTCTCTGTCTTCCTCTATCTCTCCACCGTTTGTGGCGAAGGCTCATCGGGAAATAATGACTACGTTGAGAGACTCTCCCGCGGTGACGGTCTCATACCGAGGCCGAATATACAACGGGTTCTCCCGGATCACCTTCATCATGCTTGTCACGATGCCGACATAATCCAAAAGACCATCGGTGGGGGTAGTCAACGTGGTCCACGGCCCATCGGATGGAGCACCATTAGTCCCTTCGATGATAATCCGACTTGTTCCGCTGATCGTCGACGGGGCTTTAATATGGACCGTTTTATCCGGCAGGTGAGGGGCGTCGAGGAAATTCCCGACACCGGAAACAGTAGCTGTCCACTCCATCTTCAGCACGCCGCGCTGAACATACGAGCAGGAGCCAAGAAGAGCAGCGATCGCTGTAACGGCCATGATAACTCTCCATCTGGTTTATTCACATCATGTGAATACTTTAGGTGGGACGCACGAATCCCGGGGAGGCAGCTTCAGCCTCCTTTCGTGTAACTCTTCGACCGGTGTATTCTGTAAGGACGTTTAGATTGGGAAGACCCTTCTTTGTCCAATGGGCATCGTCGGCGATATCGAGGTCTTGAAGAGCCTTCATTAAGGCGCCGTCAGGAACCTCCGATTTCTCTTTCGGTCCAATCGATGGCCCCGGCTCAGGCTCCGGTTCTCCAGAAAGACCGATGTTGGCGAGGGCCTCCGATGTCATCCCTTCCAACTGTTTTCGCACCCATACAGGTACATCTTTATCAGCGACTTTGTCCCCACCGTCGGTGTAGAACCTGCCCCGCTGGATACAGATCGGCGCCTCGCCTTTCATAACAAACCGGGCGTAGGGAGCCTTACCGACCAGCATCATCTGATTGGTCTCTTTGTTTCGCTCGTGAGTGTGAACACCTACTAATTCTAAGGGCATCACTTAACCTTTCCTTGTGCGGCTTTACGATCGGTTTCCTGCTTCTTCTCAGCAGCCAGCTCGTCCAAGCGGTGATAACCATAATACGGCCGACGAACAGAACCGTCGGGCCACTGCTTAACTTTGTTCGCATAAATCATAGTCGTGGTTCCCGGCAATCCGTGGGTAATGTCGTACATCTTACATCGACCCAAGAGATACGCAACGGCCATCCCACCCTCTTCGGCAGTATTCCCGTTGGGATATACGAAATCGGCGCCGAATAGAGTAAACTCCTTGACGCGGATATACATCGCATAGGCTACCATGTACGAAACGGTATTCATCGCGAAGATATCGTCGTCGATAAACTCCTGCACCATATGCAAAGGGTATGGAACCGACATCGGATATTCTTCGTAAACCGTACTTGTGATGATGGGCTTGTCGTGGTTCTTGAGGAACTTCGCGTAGCCTTTGTTCCTCTTTCTCTCGATCCACCGCAGATCGTCCATCACGAACAGCTTGTCGTGGTGGAAACCTCGAATGCCTCGGTTCAGTGTCCAGACCTCGTCGTAGGGATCCAGCATACCAGGATTGGCCATCTGACTTCCGATGAAGGACTGACAGCTGGGACCGAGGGCAACGATGGCAATACGCGACGGACGTGTCATAAGGGGGTCCAGAAGGATACCCCCTGGATTGTCGATCTTTTTTGTCTTTTTCACGAGTTGTCTCCATTATAAAGGGGCTCTTACCAGCCCACTGCTTCTACATACATCACGGGCGCGTCTCCAAGATCGGAAGGGTTCCACGTAGTGGGAAGTTCCCCCTGAAGAACAGGAGCCGCGTTGGCGGTGCTGGTTGCACCAGACTCCCAATAACCCTTGATAGCGTGTTGAGACACCACATAGTTCCAATGAATGCCGCCGGCAGCGCCGGTAGCCGCGGAGACCGGATGGAGTCCCTGGATGATATTCACGTAGTCGATATTCCTCACCATCCCTAACGTGGTGGGAAGGGGGATGCCGCCCGAAGACGGGTAGAAAGCACCCTGAGTTGAGGAAAGGGTCAACTTGACCCGATTACGCTTCTGCTTTCCGTAGATAACTCGGTCCTCAACGGACTCCGCCCAGAAAGTCGCAGTAAGTTTTGTAGCCATAACAAAAACTCCTTAACCCGGTTGTTAGCCCTCCCTGCTTTCGCAGATACCAGGGGCTATCCCCCCGAAGGGAGACCAACCGGGTCGGCTAAGGTTTAGGTGGTCTGTTTCATCCCGGTGATGTTGC